GTAGTGATCGCCAACTTCTTCACGAGTTTGGCAAATCATTGCTATCGCTGTTTTATTTATAGTCGCATTTTCTTTAGGGTCGCCAGTGAACACTGTAAAGATTAATTGTATGCCTTTTTCTGTGGGTACAGCACTAAGTGGCTGTGCTACAATATACGACTCATCAGTAATATCAACAATTTTACCAACTATTTCGTCAGCATTGGTTAATTTAAATGTATAAACTCGATCTTTTTCTACTATCATGTTATCCTTGTAAGTGTCGTCGTAATTCTGTGAACCCGCCTATTAATTTATCATTTAAAAAGATCTGTGGCAATGTTCTTGCTGTAGGTACTGCTTCTAATAATTGTTCTTTGGTCCAATCTGTGCTAACATTGCGTTCTTCAAACTCAATGCCTTTTGATTCTAATAATGCTTTTGCTTGAACACAAAATGGGCAGGAATCTTTGCTCCATACTACTGCTTGCATATTTTTCTCCTTGTTATTATAATGCTTGGGGAATACCCAATGTTAAAATTCTTTTGGTCATAACTGTAGAAAGATTTAAATCATTCTCTAGTACTTCTCTAAGTCGTACGCACTCAAACTGATGCACACATGTACTATATGTACAATTCTTTTTTACTTTGTTATATAACGAACAAAAACTTTGAGACCAGGACCCATCCAGCGGGCAAAGTAATTTTTGATCCATTCCGGTCTCCTTAAAGATTCGGCAGTTGATCGTAATCAACACTATCCGACATTACTCCAATTATATAGTTAGTGCTTTCAGTTTCTTGGAGTGCTGACTGCTTGTTACTGGTATTTACATGTTTGTTAAACCAAGGAATTGGCGTTGTTTTTGGTGCCGGCGATTGATATTTTATTCCAATTTCTTTAAGAGCACCTGCGGCAGTATAGTCCATAAAGTCTTTAAGGATGTTGGCATTAAGACCAATAACCGGGCCTTTGTTGAACAAATAGTCTGCCCAGTCTTTTTCTTCACGGATAACATCTGCGTACATAGCATAGACTTCGTCGGCGCACTCTGCTTTGATATCTGCAAACCGCTTATCGTCTTTGACTACCTGATTAATAATGTAAGCGGTCCAATCTCTATGTAAGATTTCATCTTGCAGAATTAAACTAATAATATTACCGTTGCCGATGAAAATACGATTCTCGACCATGGCAAGACTGGTAGCAAATGATACCATAAAGCGTAGTGCCTCAAGAGCGTAACTGGCATGCAATGACAACCAGATGGCTTTAATATGTTCTCGTTCTGTAACTGCTATACCTACTTCTTTTTTACAGTTAAGCACATATAATGCATCATAATATTTTCCAATAGTACTTGCCATGTCAATAATTGGTTGAGTATTATGAATCTTATTAAATTCATCCTTAGGAGTATTATAGATATTACGGATAATGTGACTGTAACTCTTTGAATGTAAGTTTGTTTCGAAGAATCCCCACATCAAACATAGGGCCTCAAGTTCCGGAATTGATACCACTGGCAGAAATATTTGTGTTGGGCATCGTCCTTGGATACTATCTAGTGCTGTTTGACGTAGTAAGTTACTGGTAAAGATATGACGCACGGTGTCACTGGCTTCTTTAAAGTCGTTGGCATCTTTAGTCAGACTAATCTCTTCAGGTACCCAAAAGAACCCACGGGCCATTTCTTCAAAACGAGCAATCTTAGGATAATGAAATTCTTCAAAGCGTTGAATTGTAACTGGGCCGGCAGGGTCCAGAAACATCGACCGATTAAGATAATCTGTTTTTGTTGCGAGGTTATATTGTGCGGTCGACATTAGAATTGATCCGCTTCTGTTGAATGCTCAAGTGCTGTTGTTGAGGTTGCACCAACTGCTGTAGCAATAGCATCAAAGTATGGAACTCCTGCTTCACGCTGATGTTTGACTGTGGTAAAGCCACGCTCTTGTGCGGCAAACTCACGTTGTTGCATTTCACTGTAACCACGCATGCCTGTTTTTTGATATGCTTCAGCCATTTCAAAGGTAGCCAAGTTGTTGCAATGGAAACCAGCAAGTGTAATGAACTGATAAGCATAGCCCATCCGACCGATGTCTGCTTGGAATGTAGCACATTGTTCTTCTGTCAAATACTTGCGCCAGTTGAAGCTAGGTGAGCAGTTGTAGGCCAACTGTTGGTCTGGGAATACAGCGTGAATAGCGTCAGCAAATTTCTTAGCTTGTTCTAGATCAGGAGTGCTAGTTTCAAACCACAGTAAATCAGCATACTCAGCATAAGCCAAGCCACGAGCAATACAAGCCTCAAGGCCGTTCTTGAAATGGTAGAATCCCTCATCAGTGCGTCCTTTGTCATAGTCAATAAATGGTTGATCAATTGGATCTACATCTGTAGTAATAAGTGTACCAGACTCTGCATCAGTACGTGCTAGGATAACTGTATCTACTTCGCAAACATCTGCGGCTAACCGAGCGGCATTTAAGTTACGAATTGCTTGACGTACTGGAATCAATACCTTACCACCTAAATGTCCGCATTTCTTTTCACTGCTTAATTGATCTTCAAAGTGAACAGCGGCTGCACCTGCTTCAATACAGGATAGCGTTAGTTCGTATGCGTTTAGAGATCCGCCAAATCCTGCTTCACAGTCTGCGATAACTGGCAAATAATAATCAACTCCGGGGGCATACCAACCAAGGTCGGCAGCTTCTAGGGTTTGGATTTGATCAGCACGACGTAGTGCGTTGTTAATTTCTTTAACAACTTCTGGCACTGAGTTCACTGGATATAGTGATTGGTCTGGATAAACACGACCACTTGTGTTTGCGGCTGCCGCTACTTGCCAACCTGACAGGTAAATTGCTTTCAATCCCGCCTTGGCATGTTGTACTGCCTGTTGTCCATTGTATGCGCCCAGGGTTGGCACAAATGGCTCTGTGGCCAACAGCTCACGTAGTTTTGTAGCACCTCGCCGGGCCAATGTATATTCAATTTTTACGCTACCTTGTAGTCGTGTTACATCTTCTTTGGTATAATTACGCTTCTTCATCTTCATCCTTTAATTTAAATTTCTTCCATTCTAAATCTTTTGTCGGGACCCAATCGTTCCTAAAGTCGTTCTCCATATTTCGTTAGCAAGTAATAACTCTTATTAGTTGCTGTTATTGCTTCTGCTATGCTTCCATACACAATGCCGTCATATTTTATCCTTACTGCTTCGTGATGGTCGCTTCCTTTAACTGCTAAATCTCTTAGTTGCTTACTACGTTCTTCTTTACTCATATACGGTTTTGGAACAATCGGATCATACGTTACATCTCTGTTATTGGTGAGTTTTTTACACTTGTAACCTTTGTAATGCCGACGATTTCCTCTTGCTACAGCACTCATCGAACTGGGATTCAACTTATTTACACGACAGTATTCGAGCATATTAGCAATAACTATTACTTCTTGGTTAGGTGTTATTACTTCCCATTTATCTGCTAACGACAACTTCTGCTCCTCACTCATTGCGATGCCTTTATTATGAATAACTAATTCGCCGCTCGCATACCGCTTCTTTTTAGTTCTGCTTATCTTCTCACCATTACCACAATTGCCACCGCCTGCTGTTGGCGATATGTTGTAGTATTGTTTACTTTTGGCACAGTTTCGTGTATCTAAGTAATGTTGTTCACGCAACAAGATAGCATCTTCAAAAATAACATACTCTACAATATTCCTACTAAACTTCTCTATTCCATACTTTCTAACAGCATTACCAAATCGTGTTCCGCTTCCAGTGTATCCATCTTCGATATTGCCGAAGTGCGAGCCAAGATACTTTTTGCCATCTAATGTATTAGTCCATTCGTAAATAAATCCTGCGTACCACATAAGGTTCTCCTCTACAGTTATTTATTGTACATTAGGTACTATTAAATATTTTCTGTCAAAGTTTACAAGATTCGCATGAACCTTCTTCGTCAAAATCAATTACTTCTAAAGCTGTTTCACTTTCGTCTTTATCGACTCCTTTACTGCCTTGCTTATTGATTAAGCTATAATACAGAGTTTTTCCGCCCCATTTATGGAATAGCATTAAGTTCTTGGCAATTAATGTAGTAGGAACTTTTCTGTCAGGAAAATGAGCCGGATTGTAGAAAGTATTCGAACTCAAGCTCTGATCGGTGTATGCCGCGATAACAGCGGCTGTCTTAAGGTATTCGATACAGTCTTTTTGATCCCACATAAGTTGATATTTTGCTTTTAACTTATTGTATTCCGGTGCTACTTGGATGAGCGATCCTGCTTTTGACTCTTTAACTGTAATAAGGCTCATAGGCATTTCAATGCCGTTAGTTGAGTTAATTACTACACTACTTGATTCTACAGGTGCTACAGCCATTACTGTAGCATTACGGACGCCGTATTGTTTCATTTGCTCACGCAAGGTTTCCCAGTCTAATTCAGGAGCAAAGTTTGTAAGTTCGTTTACCCCAGCGGCTCTTAATTCCCACGGGAATATTCCTTGACCATATCGTGTTTTTTCTGAATGTAAGCAGGCACCACGCTCTTTAGCCAATTCTACAGTTGCTTCGGTGAGATAGAACGCTTGATGCTCGGTCCAAGACTTAACTTCAGCTAACGCTTCTGGAGTTCCGTATTTCATTCCGCGTTTAGCGTGCCAATATGCCAAGTTAGTAATACCAATACCAATAGGACAAATCTCGTCATTGCTTAACTTACTTTGAATACTCAAGAAGTCTTGATAATCAAGAATGTTATTAAGTGACCTTAATAATAGTTTGCTTGCTCTACGCATATCTTCCGGATTGCGGAACGCACCCCAATTCATTGAGCCGAGCGTACATAAACTGATTCGGCCTTCTTCGTCATCTAAGCGTGTAAAACTCTTTGTGGGCAAAAGGATCTCGCAACATAAATTACTTTGATAGATCGTATGAAATTCAGGATCAAATGGCCCTTGGTTCATGACATTGTCAACAAACACAAGATAGATGCGGCCAGTGTCTGTGCGTTCTTTTAAGATACCACCCTTGAACACATCTTCTGCAGCCATGGTCTTGGTGCGTAGGTCTTTGCGCTGTTCATACTTGACATAAAGCTGTTCAAACTTTTCTGTGTTTGTATAAAATGCTTCATACAGATCCGGCACTTCGTTAGGATCAAAGAATGTAATTTGTTCTTTGTTCTTAAAGCGACGCCAGAACATTGCGTTAAGGACTACACCATAGTCCATAAATCTTACTCGTGTTTCTTCAGTTCCTTGATTATTCTTAAGAACAATAAGATCGTCAAACTGATAGTGCCAAATAGGATAAAAAACGGTAGCACTTGCATTGCGGATACCTCCTTGTGAACAACTACGTAAATCACCAAACCACTTTTTAAGGAATGGAATCATCC